GCAATAGTGGGTGAAGAATAGGAGGTGAGTATTATGGCTAATGAAACATTAGATATTTATCAAGGAGACACGGTTACATATACTGTTACAGTAAAAGATAGTGCTGGAGATGCTTACGACTTAGGAGGCTTTACTCCAAAATTTACTGTTAAGACAACAACTGATGTGGCAGATGATGACGCAACAATATCAAAAGAAGGGAGTGTCACAGGAGATGGCTCAACAGGAATATTCACTGTTCCCTTAACCAACTCAGATACTGATGTAACACCAGGAAGCTATGTTTATGATTTCCAGATAGATGATGGAAGTAGCATAGTTAAAACAATACTAAAAGGCACATTTAATATATTAACCGATGTAACAAACATAAGCTATTAAAAACCCAAGGTGAGAATATGGATTATGACGAACGCATTTTACAGTGTATAGCCAACAAGTTTAAAAGTGTTGCTGAAGTGAGTGAAGAGACTGGTATTAGGTATGGTAGAGTATCAGTAAGATTGAAGCAGCTTGACAAATACAAACTTGTTTCATCAATTGAGACACATACAAAGCGAAGGGGAGTCAACCCCAGAAAATACAAAAAACGGTGAAAAAGAAATTATATTTAAATAATACACCCAAAATAAAAGATAATATAGTTTATGCACCTCGTATCTGAAAGGAGGGTTCGCCTTGGGTTCGACCTTTCAGATACGATAATAATAAGGAGTGATTAAAATTCCAATCGGCAAATATAAGGACTTTAAGTCCTGTGTTGCAGACAATAAAGATAAAGATAACCCCGAAGCTTTTTGTGCTTGGTTAGAGCATGAGATATCAGGCAAGTGGCCTAGTGAGGAGGATTACAAAATGAAAGAAGATGCAATTGCAGCAGCCCCAATAATTCTGGTTCAACCAGGAGATAGAGTTACTAAAGGGGGAAAAGAAGGACAAGTAATTTCTATAGTTCATGACAATGCAATTATTTTGTGGGATAATGGAGTATTCAAAGAGGAACCTTTGGACAAACTAGAGAAGAAAAAAGAAAATCTTTTTGCTTCATATATGAGAAAGGGGAAACGAATATGAAAGTGCTTGAAAAAGTCTGGTTAGAACCTCAAAAGTTTGTAGTGGTTGAACAGTTTGATAAAGACACCAAAGACCAAGTGGGTGTAAAGTTAAGGGGAACAGCCATTAAAGCCAATGCTCCTACAAGGAATGGTATATTATATACCCAGGAAAGTTTAGGGAAATTTTGCGAAGTATATAAGGCCAATGAGAAGACAATACCCTTTCTAGACTCTCACAGGGATGAGAGCATTAGGGATGCCCCACCCTTTGGACACATTGAGAAGCTTTGGATGGAAGAAGACGCTTTGAAATACCAAGCAGATGTTGACCCAGAAGAGAAACAATTCTTACACAAAGCCAAAAGAAGGGACATTGGTGAAGTTAGTATTCAAGCAATAGTAGACCAAATAGATGAGAAAGAAGATTTAGAGACAGGAGACAATTACATTGTTGCTTCTATCAGGGAAATTCTTGAGATTAGTCCTGTCTTAATACCAGGGAGTAAAGATTCTAATATGCAATTGCTGGAAGGGATAGGCATCAAAACCACAAAAGAGAACCTTCATGTTTATGAAAAGAAATATGGCTTACCAATTACAGAGAAAAGGTTGGTGGAGAAATTTAAATCAGGTGTTTATAAAGAGCAAGAAGAAGACCCGCAAGTGATGGGTGGGAAGACACCAAAAGATAAGGACGAGGAAGAACCAAACGTTCAAAAACCAAATAGGGAAGAGATAGGGACAGACAATGCTGGAGATTTAACAGCAACAGTTCTGCCTAAAAAAGTAAAGAAAGCTTCTGAACCCAAAGAGTTATTGCAAAGAACAAAATTTTTAAAAGTAGTAACTCATCGGTTTAAGATATCAAAGTAAAAGGAGGTTAGATAAAATGACAAATGAGAAATTAGGAAAAAAGAAGACAGCAAAAGAGTTAAAAATGGAGATTGATATAAAGCCTATTAAAGACGACGATAAACCTAAGAAAGGAGAAGGGACGCAAGTTGCACAAGAGCAAGACCCAGGAACAGATATGTCATCTATTGTTGCTGCATTACAAAACATTAATGATGCTATAGCAAATATAGATGCTAGAATAGGGAATTTGGAAAGTGGAGGACCAGTGGAAGAACAAGTACCAGAGGAAGAAGAGGAACCAATGGTAATGGAGCAAGCAAAAGGTGAAGATGAAGAAGATAAGAAAACAGAAGAAGACTTAACAGGTGTTCCAGAAAGACCACAAGGAAAGAAAGGTGAACCACTCAAACAACAAGACAATGAAACTAGTGATGTTCCAGTGGCCGGCAAACCATTAGCCAATCCAATACCTGCAGGGCAAGTACAAGTAGGAACAGGAACCGCCCCAGGAGATGAAGGCAATGATGTTGATAAAACCAAACAAGGCGATGATATGGGAGCAGCAGGCAAGGTTCCAAAACCTTCAAATGATTTATCCAAACCTAAAGTAGCAGTAAATCAAATGGACAACGAAGAAGATGAGGAAGATGAAGATAAAAAGAAGGAACAAACAGATGAAGACCCTGCCAAACCTAAGCCAGGATTGGAGGCACCAGAAAATCCAGACCCAATGAAGACTAGTGAAGATTGGATTGATAAAGAGTTAAATACTCTTAAAGAAAGCATGGACAAACTAGAAGCAGTTAAACAAGCAAAAGTAAAGGAATTTATTGATATGGATAAATCATTAATGAGTAGACAAAGTATTGCTGGTGGAAGAGTTGCTGAGAGAGGCAAAGTCAGGGATGTTAATATGTCTACACAAGAAGCATCAAGGTTAGATGGCGTCAATCAAGAATTTGTGGACAGTAAAGATACAGTAATGAATGTCATCAGAGAGTATTTATCAAAACCAGGAGTTGTTAGTCCTTCATCAAGACGAACTTTTGGTTTAGCATAAATAATTTCCTAAAGAGAGAAAAGGAGGGATAGAAGATGGGAAACTTAGCACCAAGTGCAATAAATGCAGGTTTTATTGACCATGGGTCAAAAACTTGTGAAGCAGCTGGAAAGCTGATAATTGGAGACATGATGAAGAAAGGAGTCTCCGTGGAAGCATTGAAAGAAGAGCTAAGGCTCAGAGAGAGCTTTAAAGTAAGAGAAGATATGGACACGGCAAACTCAAGTGCCTTGTATATTACAGGACTTGCAAGTGTTATAAGAGCCGCAGTAGAACCAAATATGGTAGGGCTTGAATTGCTACAGCTAAACACCGACTTAATGGGTGGTGGTGGAAAAGGAGCAATACAACTACCAAAGGAGCAAAGAATTACAGCAGCTGAAGTTGGAGAAGGTGGAAGTGTATCATACACAGGAGTTGGATACACCAGCATAACAGTTACTCCAACCAAAAAGATTGCAGCTTCTAAGATTACCTGGGAGATGGTTAAGAGAGGAATGATTTCACTCATAACCGCAGAAGCAGCAAGAGCTGGAAAAGCATTAGCAAGAAAAGTTGACAGCGATATAATTAGTGGAGTTGAAGCAGTAGTTACAGCAGCAAACAGTAATAGGAAAGCAACAGGTGGAACAACAACAAGAGTCAGTTATAACAACTTGATTGATGCTAGAGCATACGTTGAGGGATACCAAGTGGGTGGGTTTCATGCCACACATATGGTAGTACACCCAGATGATTATGCTGCCTTATGTAAAGACACAGACTTTAAGAATGCTTTATATAGAGCACCTATTGTTGCAGGCACAGGTGGAAGTGCAACTATAACAGCATTCCCAGTAATTGAATACTTTGGAGATGCCAAAGTTGTTAGGACTGCACAAGTAACAACTGGAACCACAATGTTTGTGGACAGTACAGAGCTTGGAACTTTTGTCCAGGAAAGCGATGTAGAAGTCGTTGATGGAAGGATAAATGGTAGTGTTGACACAGAAGTTATTGCTTTGATGAGTTATGGGCTGGGCTTGCAGAATGTTCGTGCCTGTAGTGGAGTTGTGATGGCAGCTTCTTAAATTTTTTTATTTTTTATTTTTTAAGATTTAAGCAAACAAAGGAGGTAAAAACAAAATGGCAACTGGAGATTATGTAATAAAAGGAACTTGTACTTTACCGGTATCAGGTCCTGGTGTTTTATCCACTGTAGATGTAACAGCCACGGGAGCAGTAACAGGTGATATAGTTGTTATTACTCCAACCAAAACGGTAATAGATGGGCAAGGTGAATTCACTTGGAAGGTAACCGATATTGATTCAGATACTTTTACACTAACCACAAGCAGACCACAATTGCCAGAGACTTGGACATTTACTTTTATAGTATTTGATTCAGCATAGAAATGGAGGTAAAATAAAATGGCAGCAGGAAGTTATGTAGTTCATGGAACTGGAACATTACCTGTGTCAGGACCTGGTGTATTATCAACAGTAGATATAACAGCAACAGGAGCAGCAGCAAGCGATGTGGTTGTTATAACACCAACTAAAACCGTAAGGGATGGACAAGGAGAATTTACTTGGAAAGTTACAGATATAGGAACAAATACTTTCACAGTAACAACAAGTAGAACACAATTACCTGAAACCTTAACTTTCAGTTATATAGTATTTGACGCAGCATAAAAATATTTTTTATTTTTTAACACAACGCAAACCACTTTCCTATCATTTTTGATGGAGTAGTGGTAATTGCCCACGCGGAGTTGTATCACAATTTCCGTGAGAAAAACAACGGAGGTATAAAAAATGGCACAAAGTGCAAATAATACACATACAACAGCCCCAGACACTAGAGGGTTGGCAGGACTACAAGAAACAGCTGGAGCAAACAATTTAGTGTTGAGTTATAAAGCAGCAGCAACCACTCATTACTATGCGAGAGATTTGGTGCTCGTAAGTACTACAGCAGGGACTATCTCAAAATGTAGTGCAAACAATAGTGTATTTGATGGGATAGTGTTGCAAGAAGTAGACAACAGTTCTGGCGCAGCAGGGGATTTGTTAGTTCCTGTGGGAGTGATAGGAACTTTTGAGTTCAATGGATTTGTTGAAGATACTGGTGAAACAGAAGTAACAACAATTACATTCAATGATTTAGTTTACTTATCCAATGACTCAGTAGGTGTAGGAGCTGGACAAAAAGTGACAGCTTATAACAACAGTTCAACAGCAGTTGGAAGGTCTCTTGATTATGAAGCAGGAGTGGTAAGCGCCGACACTAACATAATTTTAAGAGTTTATATCAACGCTTTAGAAAAAACAATCGCTTAAATGGAGGTAAAATAAAATGGCTCAATCAGCAAATAACACACACACAACAGTACCCTCCTGGGGTTTGGCAGGAATAAGGGAAACAGCAGGTGTAAATAACTTAGTATTAAGTTACAAAGCAGCAGCAGCAACACATTATTATGCAAGAGATATGGTTACAGTGGGTACAACCGCTGGGACAATTTCAAAGTGCACAGGAAAAGCAAGTATATTTGATGGAGTTGTAATACAAGAAGTGAATAATACATTAGGAGCTGCTGGAGATAGATTAGTACCAGTTGGAGTAAAAGGAGTTTTTGAACTCAACGGGTTTGTAGAGGCTACAGGAGAAACAGAAGATGACACAATAACATATAATGACTTGGTTTATTTGTCTGCTGACTCAGCAGGAGTTGGCGCAGGGCAGAAAGTAACCGCATTAAATTCTTCATCAGTAATGGTAGGAAGGTCATTTGATTATGTAATTGTTGATGGTGGAACTAGTGGTTCAGACCAAAATGTCATCCTAAGAACCTACATAAATGCACTAGAGAAAAGCTTTAGTTAAATTTTTTTATTTTTTATTTTTTAAAAAAAATCAGAGGTGAACACAATGGCAAAGAAAAAATCAAAAGTAGCAACAATTCCAGAAGCACCCAAACTACCAAAAGTTGACCTTTCAAAGTATGATAACTATCAAGAATACCTAGAATACAATACTTGTCAATTTTTGAACCCTCACACAGGGAGAGAAATTGTGGTGCCAATAGGAACAGCAACGTGCCCTAAAACAGGAAAACCATTTTGAGGTGAATTAAATGGAAAATAAAAATGAACCTAAGGAAGAAATAAGTAAGCCTAAAGAGCAAGAGAGCAAAGAAGAATCAAAGAAAGAAACCAAACTCACACCAGAACCACCTAAACAACCAGAGAAGAAGGAAGCAACAGCAATAGATGAGATAGAAGTGGAAGCAAAAAAAAGATTAGCAAAAGTCAAGAAGGATGAAGAGATGTGGGTTTGTATGGTTGACAAAGAAAGAAACTTTTTCAATTCTGCAGACGAAGCCCACTTTTACATAAAGAAAGGGCATTGTAAGAAGTTGCCAGAAGAACCAACTCCTATAATAGAGAATGCTATTAGTGGTGACAACCCATTACTCAGGGAAGCAATAGATGAAGAAATTCTAGAGGAACAAAAATACCTAGTTAAAGAGGAGTTGATTTCACAAGGCAAGTTAAAGCCAGAACCTGAAGAAGAAGAAAAGATGGTATTTTAAATATGACAGCTGTAACCATTGCCAGTAGTGTAGGATATTGCACAGAAACAGAATGGAGAAATAAGTATCAAATTTCTGATACTGATGAAAGTACAACACAATTTGTGACTGACTTACGTGAGGCAATGTTTAGGTTTAGGAGAGATGCTTTTTTCTTATGCCGGGAAAAGAGGATTATGATTGATAACAACTTAAAAGCATTTCTACCTTATACCTGGATGACTGATGGCAATATGGATGGTAGTGTGACTATTGATGATATTACCATTTACAAGTTGGATAGTGATGGGAGAAGTTTAACTCTTGTAGATAATAGTAATGTTGATAGCATTGATATATTTAATAACAGCATAGAATTTACTTCTGGTTATACAACAACAACACAGCATTATGTCACTTATTATGCTTGTAGTAAACCATTTGATGAAATTACTATGGATGAGATTAAGAGAGCTGTAATGGCAAAAATTACACTTCTTATTATGGAAAGATTACGAAAACAAAGGATGCTAAAAGGTGCTACAGGATGGTCAGCAGGTGGAGTAACAGTTAGTAAAAGTGAAGCAGACTATGAAAAAATGTATGAGGCAACAAAAGCAGAGTATAACTCATATGTGTCCTTCTTAAGGCCTCTCATAATGAGGGGGATAATGACTGGTAGAGGAAGGGAGCAATTTTATGATAATAGGGTGGCCTACTCAAATCAAATGTTTCTAGGTTCCAGAAGAAGGATGAGGTGGTAATATGGTTCGCTCCTCCATAGCTAGGATGGATATAGACAATCTAATACTTACCAAAAAAGTCACTTACAAATATTTTGCCCGTGTTGAGGATTTATCATATGGCAGTCAATCAAAGACTGGTTCTACAAAAGATTTAAAAGTCCAGATAACAATACAAGGAGTTGAGGATAAGTATGTCAGGCAGGGCTTATTAAACATAGGAGATGCTATCGGAGTGTTGAGATATGAATACAGTAGTGACTCTAATGGAAATCGCATAGTACCTACATTGACACCCCATATTCATGATGAAATTAAGTATGTGAATAGATGGTATCGTATTAGTAACTTAAAGCCTGTGACCTCAGAGGACGCCGGTATCATATGTTATGAGTTTACTGCTACAGATATAACATCATCGGATGATTAAGATGGCAAATGAAAGAGAGGTAAGTGAAGCATTACAAAGAAGATTAAAAGCAGCTTTACTTAAAGCGCTTGATAAGTCAGGGTTTTTAGTCGAAGCAACTGCCAAAGAATTATGTCCTACTAATACAGGGATACTAGGAGCTTCTATATCACATTATGTTGATGAGAACGAATTGACTGTGAGTGTATATACCAATATGCACTACGCCGCAATGGTGGAGTATGGAACAAAAGCACATGAAATAAGACCAAAAGAGAAAAAAGCTTTAGCTTGGGGCAAGACAATTGGGAAAACAATTGGTGGTGCAGATAAGAAAGAGTTCGTTAGGAAGAAGGTTTGGCATCCTGGGACGGAGCCCCAAACTTTTATGAGACCTGCACTTGATTCAAATATTGAAAATATCAAAAGAATCTTTGCAGCTGAAATAAATACAGTAAAGTAATTATATTTAAATAATACATACAAAAATAAAGTATTATAGCCAAGTGGCTTAAAAGACCAAGAGGTTGAAATGGGAACTACTTTTATAGATGTTATAGCTTTGAAAGATGAATTAGTCAATTTCTCTAGATGGGTTCTTCAAAGTCTCGATACTCAAAGTAGAGAAACAGAGACTACCCAAAACTACACAGCCACATCTGGGCAAACAGATTTCACTCTAACTTATGGGAGTAGATTAAGGTATGTTAAATCTGTGACAGTAGACAGTGTTGCTCAATCATATGGAACAAATTATGCTATTCACTTCAGAGGGGCAAATAAAGGAAAGGTTATTCTCACAACAGGAGCCACAGAAGATGATGCTGTTGCAATAGTTTATGGATATGCTAATACTTATACAGCAAGTGGTGGCACTACAAAAAACAAAGACGCTATGGTTTATCCTGATTTTCCACGAGCAGACTTGGGTATAAGCAGATATCCAAGGGTGGGAATTGGAGTTCAGCTCCCAAGATTAATTGGAGGATTGGGAGGAAAAGAGAATGTGTTAAAAACAAATATGAGAATATCAATCCTAATACTTGCTGAGAATACCTATATTTTGGATGAGATGGAAAAAACTTTAACAGAAAAATTTATTCAACACGCCAAAAACTTTTATAATTTCCGTTACATTCATCCTGAGAATGTTAGGAATATTCTTGTGAGTGAGGATACAACAGCAGATGTTGTGGCAAGGAATATAGATTTGCTATGCCCAGACGTTTATGAGCTGGTAGCTTACACATAAAGGAGGTAAAAAAATGAAATACAAATACTACGATGGAGGAAAAGTTCAATTAAGTAGAGAGTTGATAGTTAAACCAAATGATGTAATTGATGTGAATAAAGATGACCCATACTATGACCTTGTGGTGAATAGTACAAGGTTTACATTGGTAGATGAAAAAACAATAAATGAATCAACAACACCAGAACCAAAGAAGCCAAAAGAAGATTCAATGCCAGACTTAGGTTTGAGTAAAGGGGATTTATATGCATTGAATAAAGATGAGCAAATTAGGAAAATAAAAGTATTGGAAGAAAAGGCAGGTGAAGGGCAAACAATTCCAAGGCAAACAATTCCAAGACTTGAAAAAGATAGAGTCCTAAGAATTTTGGAGTTGCAAAAAACATTAAGAGGAGGTGAATAAAAGTGACAACAACTTCAATTCCCAGAAGTGGAATAGATACGTATGTGTTATATGGAACTGAAACTACTTATGGAACAAAAGCAGCAAGTATAGCTACCCATTTTGGAATAGTTCAAAGTATAACACCAAGCAACAGAAACAATTTAATCTTACAAAGAGGATTTGTAGGAACATCGACAGGAGGAAGAGACCTAATAAAAGCATTAGGAGGAAAATTTGAAACAAGTCTTTCTATGGAATTCCAACCGCAGCACTTTGATTGGATGCAATATGTGCTTGGAGCAAGAACAGGAAGTGGTTCAAGTGGAGACCCTTATGTGTACACAGGAGACAATGCTACCGCTTTGACTCCAATAACAGTAGCAACCAATCTTGACTTAGGAACAAATGATAGAGTATGGTATTACCTTGGATGTAAAGTTAATACTTGCACCATTAGGAGCAATTTTGGAGAACCGGTAGTTGCAACACTTGATGTTATGGGAGCAGATATAGATGTATCAGGTGCATTAGAAACAGCAATAGCTTTGGATTCGTCAGATATTTACACCTTTGCTGGAAGTGCAATTGAGTGGCCTGATGCAGCAGCAGTTCTTAATGTGATAGACAGCTTTGAGTTGACTTTGACAAACAACATTGAGGTGCTTTATGGATTGGGTAGCAGAGTTGGACAAAAAGGAAAGGAAAAACAGAGGGAACATAAGTTTAGGATTACAATGAAAACACAAGACACAACTTATGGAAATGCGTTTTTGGGTTCATCGACAGCAGTTACTAACCCAACAGAAGTGGCAACTGTTGAGTTCAATATGGCTGGAGGAACAAGCCACACGGCAAAATTCCTATACACAGCTTGCACTTTGGATGAGTGGGCAGACCCACAGACATATGGAGAAGTTGTGCCAGAAGAATTGACAGGAGTTGCAGAAAGTTTAGTTGTAACAGAAACACAAACAGCATAAAGATATAAAAAATGAACCTGAGGTGAATTAAATGAAAGAAAAAATATTAAAAACAGTACCAGGATATGAAGACAAAGAAATAGTAATAAAGAAGTTTAACTATGGTGAAAAGAGTGCTCTTGCAGGAATGTCTTCGAGCATTAAAATAATACAAGGCAAAGAAGAAGTAACGGTCGACGCGGAGAAGATGAGGATATTTTCTCTTGTTTATGGAATAAAATCAGCACCATTTTTTACTATGGCTGATTTAAACCACAAAGAAAATGCTGTGAGACAATTGGACTCAGATGCAGGACAATATTTATTCGAAGAAATCCAAGAATTGAATCAACCAGTAGTGAGTGAAGACTTAAAAAAAAAATTAGATTTGCCGCAAAAGGACAAAAAGTAAGGTCAATTAAAGTAGGTGAGTATGTCAAGTCTGCTTTGCTTTGTAAAATGTTTGGGTGTCTTCCTTCTGATTTGGAAAAAGAAGACCCTGAAAAACTAGATATATATTCAATAATTTATGAGGAGATAGGAAAAAAGAATCCTTTATTTTTCCTAACATAGATGGTAGATGCAAAATTACAGGTGGATATTGTAGGCCGAATGGATAAGGCTCAGTTAAATACTGAGATTACCAAAATGGCCAAAGAATCAGGTAGAGCATTCCGTGGAACTCTTCCTCGTGCTGGAGCTATGGCAGGAGTGGGTATGTCGTCAGGGGGAGAGGGAATGCCTGGTGTGAGTGGAGCAATTGGAGCAGAACTTGGCACAGAAACTTTAGCAATACAGGAAGATTTAACTCAAGCTATTAGAGAATTACATAAAGGAATAGAAGCAATAACTGGTGATGTAAAAAAAGATATAGGAATTTCCAAAGAGAATGGGGAAGTAGGAGAAGCAGTAGGTGTTTCCTCTAAAGGTGGAGCAAGTGGAGGATTTGGAAGTGTTCTTGGAAAATTTTTGGGGATAATAGGGCCTTTAGCCATTGCTATGGGTGTTATTTCTCAGATGAAACCTTTGATGAGTATGGCAAAAGCATTTATCAAATTAATTGCTGCATTATTACAACCTATAACAGATGTTGTAGTTATGTCATTGATGCCAATATTGTCAATATTAAAACCTATTATTGTTTTAGTTAGAACCTTAATATTACCTTTCAAAAAAGCAGCTATGATTGGTATAGCAGCTGGAAATCAATTAATTAGTAAAGGTATGAAATTAATACAAACTGGAGAAACTGAGACTGGTGGTGCTTTATTAATTGAAGGAATGAAATCTGCTTTTTCAGGCGTTGGCTTAATGTTAAGTGGTGTGTTTGAAATATTTTTAAAACCTGTGGCAGATTTATTAGGTGTAGGCCCACAATTTGCTACTATGCTGGATAATTGGCAAACAGCAGCCATAGGTGGTATATTAAAAGGTGGTATGTTAAATGATACAATAACAGACCTTACCAGTTCTGGAGAATCATTAGTTGATTCTGCCAAGTTTGGTTTAGCTAGTATAGAAGGTCAAATTAAACTACTCGAATCTGTTGTTGACGATTTTAGTATTGAAGGGTTTGAAACAGCATTGACAAGTGCACAATCTATTTCAGCTGGGGTTGGTGCAGCAGTTGTTGGGGATGTTGGTACAATGGAGCAAAGTGCTGCAGATTTGGGAATAGAAGTAGGGGATTTAGGTGCAATAGTTATTCCTGCAGCAGTAGGAATTGAAAATTTAACTGATAGTGTAAAAGGGCTTGTTGATGTTTTTCTAGAAACACAAAAAATTATTGCATTTATTGGAGGTTTGGAGAATATTCAAACAAGAATTGATAATTTAGACCCAACTTTCTTAGAAAAAGTTGCAGCAGGGTGGAAAGGAGGAGTAAAGAATTGGAAA